TGCAACCGGGAGAAGCAGTCCCTCAGACTTCATCTACAGGTTCTGCTGAGATCCCTGCTGGCACTGATGCTGAACGAGATGGAACCCCTTCGGCTGGATATTTTCGCTTTAACACTGACAGTTCCAGCTTCGAGGGCTACGACGGCACGGCTTGGGGTGCGATTGGTGGCGGTGTGGACCTTTCTGCCGTTGATCAGGACATTCTCCCTGACGCCGACAGCACTCGTGACATCGGCAGCACGTCGAAAAGATGGGCACAGGGCTGGTTCGATGATGTCACCCTGACGAATCTGAACGGTAACCCCATCGCCACGGCTGGCTCCCTATCGAACCGCAACAAGATCGTCAACGGCAACTTCGGTATCAACCAGCGTGGTGTATCCGGAACTGTCACGCTCAGTGCAGGGGATTATGGCCACGACCGCTGGAAGGCCGGGGCTTCGGGATGCACCTACACCTTTGCCACCTCTGCAAATGTCACGACCATCACGATCAGTGCCGGGTCTCTCGTGCAGGTCATCGAGGGGCTGAACCTGCAAAGCGGGACCCATGTCCTGTCGTGGACCGGCACCGTGCAGATGAAGATCGACGGCGGTTCTGCTGGCAACAGCGGGATGACTGGAACGCTGACTGGCGGCACGAATGCTACAGTTGAAACGTCTGGGACCGGGACCTTGTCTCTTGTCCAACTTGAGGCGGGCGACACCGCCACGCCCTTTGAGGTGCGGATGATTGAGCAGGAATTGGCGCTGTGTCAGCGGTATTATGCAAATAATGATGGGGCTGGGTTTCTTATTTACGGCTCAAACAGCGGCGCAATTGCTGCTGCCTCTACTGTCCTGCCCGTAACTATGCGGTCCATTCCTACTCTTACATTGATAACTGATTCTAGTACTAACGCTGCCGGTTTGGCGTCAGGGGCGATTGGCGCGTCTACTATTTATGCTCAGGTAAATGCTGCTGGCGCAGGTTTAGTGCTCGTCAATGTGTATTATTCAGTTGACGCAGAATTATAGGAGATTTGAAAATGAACATTACATCCGCACAATATCACGCACACCCGCTTGCCAATGAATCTTTTGTCATCAAAGCCACCATCGACGGCGTGGAAGTGATCGTTCCTATCGCACCGGACAATCGCCACTATCAAGCTATCATGGAAGCTGTCGAGGCAGGAGACCTAGTGATCCAACCTGCGCCGACCCCCACTCCCGAAGAAGCTCTCGCCGCTGAGCGTGCTGACATGCGCTGCACCCCTGCTCAGATGCGTCTGACGCTGCACCGCAGGGGCCTCCTGACGCAGGTGCAGGAAATTGTTGACGCGGACGAAGAGGCGAAAATCGTCTGGGAATACGCCACGGTCATCGAGCGCACCAGCCCTCTGATCGACGCACTGAGTGAGCCAAGCGGTCTCACCGACACACAGATCGACGACATCTTCCGCGCTGCGATGCAGGCCTAAGCAATGGCAACTCGTGACATCTCAGATGCTATCTTAGGGGCAATAGAAGACTCGGTTGTTTATCCGTTCTTCGCTGTGCAGTTTGATTTCGATAGCCAGCCTATTCGAGTGTGGACTGGCACTGACACCCTTGTTTATGAGGGGTTGTCCTATACTGGAACCGGGAACTTGCTGAACGTATCTTCTATTGAAGAGACTTCTGAGATGGCAGTTCGTGGAGCAACCTTAACCATGACGGGAATCCCGTCTGAACTTCTCAGTCTAGCCCTTCAAGAGCCTTATCAAGGTCGGACTTGTACTATCTATTTCGGGATGTTCCGTAAGGGTGCATTACTCACTGAAAGTAGTGTGTACCTCCTGAAAGAGGATGGGGGCAAGATCTTCCTTGAAACGCAGGAGACTGGCCTAACCCAACTGTTCACCGGCTACATGGATGAGATGAACATTGAGGAAGGGGCTGACTTCGCTACCATTGAGATGCGAGTAGAGAATAAGCTCATTGACCTTGAACGTGCCCGTGTCCGAAGATTTACCTCTGCTTATCAGAAGTCTAAATATCCCGGCGATAAGGGGCTAGATTTTGTTGAGGACCTGCAAGACAAAGAGGTTGTCTGGGGGCGTAAGGTGAACGGATGATCTCTTTTCAGCAAGAGTTCTTGAGCCTCTGTGAACAAGAAATAGCACCTCTGGCTGAGATGGAATGGGAAGAGTCTGGTCATCCGACTGAAGGATTGTGCATTGATTGGGACCAATACTTTGCCTTAGAGGAAGCTGGTTGCCTCAAGTTCTTTACAGCTAGGGATGGGACTGAGTTAGTTGGGTACATTGTCGTTATTGTCGTGTCCCCCTTGACGACTAAAGGCAGCTTGTTGGCTGTACTAGATTCTGTCTATGTCGCTAAATCCCATCGTGGGAAGACCGGATACAAACTCTTTCAGTTCGTAGAGACCTGTATGAAAGAGGACGGTGTTTACCGCATTATGGCATCTTCCTCGGCTAAAAACCCTATAGGGCCATTCCTTGAGCGCATGGGTTACTGTGAGGTAGAGACCAAATACGAAAGGGCCTTGTAATGGTCATTATCTCTTCCATCGCATCCTTTGGTGCGTCTGTTGCAGGATTTATAGGGCTTGGTACAGTCGGTTTTGGGACCCAAGTAGTACTTGGTCTTGGGGCGCAAATTGCTTTGGGGGCAGCTATCCGTGCCCTTACCCCTAAGCCTCAACTCCCCAGTGTAGCACCTCGGGGTTATACCGTTAACCAGAGGGGGTCAGCCCTAGACCATCAAATCATTTATGGTCGTGCTAAGGTTGGAGGTGCTGTCGTCTTCACCAGTACCACTGGAACCAACAACAAATTTCTTCATCAGGTTGTGGCTTACGCTGGGCATGAGATCGAGGAGTTTGAAGACATCTATATCAATGATGCTCGGGTAACTGGTATTGATGGTAGTGGCAATGTAACCCAAGTCACTCTTCCCGATGGTAGCACCAGTGGCAGATACAATGGTTACATCCGTATCAAGCAGCACCTAGGATCCCCTACTCAGACGGCAGATACTGACCTTGTGTCTGAGGTTCCAGAGTGGACCACCCAACACCGACTCCAAGAGATCGCCTATCTGTATATCAGGTATGCGTTTGATGCAGACATCTTCCCTAATGGTGTTCCTGAAGTCACGACGACAATCAAAGGGAAGAAGGTCTACGACCCTCGGACTGATACTACTGTTTGGTCTGATAACCCCGCCCTCTGTATCCGTGACTATCTGACTAATGGGTATGGTCTTGACGAAGAGACTGCTAACATTGATGATACCCTCGTAGAAGCTGCTGCTGATGTCTGTGACCAGACTAACACTGTTGCATCTACGACACGTTATACTTGTAATGGTAACTTCACGACTGGGACTGCCCCTGTTGAAGTCCTTCAGGATCTTCTCAGCAGTATGGGTGGCACTCTTTGGTATGCCCAAGGTGAGTGGCGTATGAAACCCGCCTATTGGGTTGCACCTACCCTTGAGTTTACTGAAGACGACCTTCGCTCTAGTGTTGCTGTCAAGACCCGTCATTCTCGTCGTGATAACTTCAATACCATTCGTGGCACCTTCCGAGGTGATGAGACCGACTGGCAGATCACTGACTACCCAGAAGTAACTAATGCAGCCTTCCTTTCTGCTGACAACGGGCAAGAGAGTGTTGCTGATATTGAACTCCCCTTCACTGACAATTCGATTGAGGCTCGTCGTCTATCTCGTATCACCCTTGAGCGCAACCGTCAACAACTGACTGTCAGTGCTTCTTTTGGTCTTAGGGCATTCCAAGCTCAAATCGGGGATGTTATCCAACTCAGTCTTTCTCGGTTTGGTTGGTCTCAAAAGGAGTTTGAGGTTGTTGGTTGGACCTTTGGCTTGGCTGAGGGCTTAGACCTTCAGGTTCAGATGACCCTTCGAGAAATCAGCGAGAATGTCTTTGATGAAGTAGATGATGGTGTCGTCTACGAGAGAGACAATACGACACTTCTCTCCCCATTTGAAGTGCCCGCTGTTGGTATCTCTCTTACATCAGTGGCTAGGGTCATCCGAGAGAAGGCCCTCAACTCTCTTGATGTGACTGTTACCTCATCTAGTAGTGAGCGTATTGACCATGTTGAGGTGGAGTATAAACTTTCCTCTGCCTCTGATTGGATCAGATTTTCTACTGGACAACTTGGTCGTTATGAGATCCTAGACCTTGAGCCGGATAATTATGATGTCAGAGCTAGGGCTGTCAACACATTTGGTATTAAAGGGGAATACACTGTCTCAGAAGATTTTAAGGTTGACGCCTTCGCTGGACCTCCTGCCAATGTGACTAACTTCTCTTTTGAGGTTGTTGACAATACTTTGAACCTTAGTTGGGATGCAGTCCCTGATCTTGATCTGTCGCACTACAAACTGAGGTACAGTATTGCCCAATCTAGTGCTGCATGGTCTGATGCTACTACTGCACAAGAGAAGGTTTCCCGACCGGGGACAAACACTAGCTTCCCACTTAGGTCTGGCTCTTATATGATTAAGAGTTACGACAAGGGTGGGATTCCTAGTAATGACTACACCACTCTTGTCGTCCCCACGACTTACCTGCCCTCGTATACTACTACCTTAACTCAAACAGAAGATTCTACTTTTAGTGGATCTAAAACTGGGGTGTCTGTCGTATCTAGTGGCCTTAGACTTACGTCTCCTGTATCGGCCAATACAACAGGAACATACGAGTTCTCTAACTATATTGACACGAGTAGCTCTAGGATTGTCTGGGCTAGGATTGAATCTAATCCCGCCCGAGTAGACGATTCTGCTGGTCTATTTGACGACCTTCCGGGCCTATTTGATAGCCTCCCCGGCCTGTTTGATAGCTTAGGGTCTGACTCTCAAATCGATGACACTAATGTGTTGTTCTACATCGCTACGACTGAAGATGATCCTGCTGGATCTCCTACTTGGTCTGATTGGAAGCAGTTCAGGGCAGGTAACTTCTACGGAAGGGCCTTCAAGTTTAAGATCGAACTGAAGACTACTTCCGATAACATCAGCCCCAACATCACAAGTCTAGACGCTATTGTGGAGTATAACTAATCATGGCACAACACGACTACAACATTGCTAACCAGACAGCGGCAAACCTTAGGGCTGACTTAAATAATGCCCTATCAGCTATTGTCTCCAACAACTCGGGGGCCATTGAACCTGCTGATACCTTTGCTAACATGTTCTGGTATGATACATCGGCTAACATCCTAAAGATACGGAATGAGGCAGATAGTGCTTGGATCAATCTTGGTTATGTAGACCAGAGCACGAATGCCTTCCGTATCCTCGATGACACCCTAGTAACTAACACTAGCGGCGCTCAGACAGGTCTTTTGGGAGACCAATCTACTGGATCTTGGCAAGCTGGGACAGGGACGACGGAAAGCCTCGTTAGTCCAGCTAAAATCAAAGCAGCCATTGACGCCCTCGGAACGCAAGTTACTGGCGCTAATGTTACCACAGCCATTGCATCGGTGGGCACTGGCGGTGTCGGGACCTATGCTCTCCTTGGTGCGTCGGGACTGACAATCAACCCCGGTGACACTTATGCCGGGAGCAGCTTCGGATACGCCGGAACCGGCGCTGACGATGGCGAGAGCAACGACTTCTTGGCACGGATTAGCGGAACTCCTATCGGTACGTGGAGGTGCATGGGTTACATGTTCCCCAGCGCCGGAGGCGGAACCAGAATCGTCACCTCTTTGTTCTTGAGGATTTCGTAATGCAGATCAGAAATATCAAATACAACCATCGCGGAACCATCGACTGCGAGATTGATCATCCGCAGTTCGGATGGATTCCATTCACCGCAGACCCTGATGACGTTGAGCAACACGGTCGAGACATCTATGCTGCTGCCCTAGCCGCTGGACCTGCCCCTTATGAGCCTCCGCAGGATCAAGAGGGATGACAACCAAATCAAAGCCCCACAAAACATACAAACGTGAGCTAGCAGCACTCCTCCTAGTCTTCTGGGGGTACTGTGTCGTCACCCTAGACTTCAACACCGTTGGTGCTATCACTCCTTGGGTCTTCTTGTATGTCTTGGGGGCTTTTGGTATCGATGCTTACTCTAAACAAGTCAGGGTAAGTTCCCAAGGAGTTGAGATTGATGAAACAGGATCTAACTCAAGGGGATACTAATGGGACTACTGCTAAGTCTGATACCGAAGAAAGCATATCTGATAGGGATAGCCCTCTTGGTCGCTACTACAGGTGGCTA